GACGTGGCGAGCAGCGAGATCACCTCGCCGATCTCCGGGGACGGGTCCCTGGCCGACGCGGCCGCGACCGCCTTCAGGTATCCGTCCGTCGGCGTCCATCGATCAAAATCGCGAGACTTGCGGATCCGCTCCAGTTCCCGCCTCAGGTACCAGACGGCCTTCTCCAGGTCCTCGCGTTCCCGGCCCTTGTGCTCTCGCCTGAAGACGTACTTCAGAGCGTTGCCGACGTTGAACGGCAGGTGCTCGACGATGTCGATCGCCTCGACGCCGCTGGGGTGCGAGTTGTAGTGCGAGGGATGGTCGACTCCGCTCACGACGAGGCCTCTCGCGGGGAGAACTCTCCGCAGAAGTCCGTGGGGGCCGTGAGCGGCCAGTGCGTGCCCGGGGGAGGCATGCCGGCCATCGGAGGCATCGGAACGGCAATCGGGGCGTTTCGGCGGCACTGCCCCCCGCCGACCGGAGGCATGCCGGGCTGATGCCACGGCGACGGCCCGGACGGGGCGGTCCAGAACACGCAGCGTTCACACGTCTTTTCCATGACGAACTCTCCTTCCTTGGTGATCAGCCGCAGATCCGCTCTGCGGCCCTGATGGTCGAGCGATGGTGAGCCACGAGCGACTCCCGCGACCGGGTCGGCGACTCGTACCCGCCGGCGAGTCCGTAGCAGATGGGCACCCCGATCCGCTGAGCCCACTCGAAGACCGTCACCTCGCGGGCGGCGATGATCCGCGAGTCGAAGCCGCCGGGGCCGCAGTCCCCCTCGGCGACGTCCATGCCGGCGTTGTAGATGACGAAGTCCGGGCGGAGGGCCTCCAGGGAGGCCGAGAGCACGGTCAGGTAGTCGAGCGGGCTTCTCCGGGACAGGTCGATCGAGTCTTCGTGAACGTCGAACGGGTCGACGACGAGGTCGAGGTGGCTTATCCGTACATTTCCGGAAATAAGAGAAGCCGTCCCGCCTCCACCGTGGGCGTCGAGGTCGAGAATCAGGATCCGCTCGTACCCCAGAGCCTCGGCTGCCCTCGCGGCGACGACGAGCCCATTGAACGTGCAGAATCCGAGACCGTGGCTCCGCCGGGCGTGGTGCATGCCGGACGACAGCGAGCCGGCGACGCCGCTCCGGGCGGCCCGCGTCACCGCCGCGACCATGCCTCCCGTGCTTGCCAGAACCGATCCGAGCATGGACTCGCACCATGCCAGCCCGCTGCTGCTGGCGACGCCGTCGGGCTCGCCGTCCCGGATGGCCGCGACGTACTCCGGGGCGTGGACGGCCTCGACGTCAGCGACCGCAGCCGGAGCCGGTGCCTCCAGCGAGACCCCGTCCACCGGACGAGTGCGGAGCGAGTCGGCGACCCACCTCGACTTCCTTGTCGTGTCGAACGCGTGGGTGGCACGGCAGAAGTCGTCGCTGTAGTACACGGTGTGCGGCATCACTTCTTCTTTCCGAAGTTGGGGTTGCCGGCCTTGTACCGGAGCAGCTTCCTGATCTTCGCCATGTCGCTGCGGCTGATGCCGACGAGGCGACCGTCCTCGCGACGCAGCCCGACGTCGGCCCTCCTCGCGGCGCGAGAAATGCTCGACGGACTGGTCCCGAGTTCGGCCGCCGCCTCGACAGTGGTCAGTATTCGCAACACCGTGCCGATTGTACCCCAGATCAGCGTTTCCGCAAAATCTTCCGTCTCAGGTCCCGGGGGGACCGGGTCTCGCCGACGGCCCTGGGCCGGCCGACCCGGCGACGCCCGTTCTCCAGGTAGTCGCGGAACTCGTCCTCGGCGCTGGCCTTGAGGACCGCCCAGCACCGGCTGTTGAGCCGGAATCCCTTGATCCTCCCCTTGCGGATGTCCCGCATGACGGCCGCGTCGGTCTTCCAGACGATGTTGCAGGCCTCGGGAACCGAGACGTACTGCCGGCACATTCGCTGGAATTCCTGCTTGTCGAAACTCCGCCCGAGGACCTGCCTCTCCGAGAGCATGTACCCCTTCCCGGACAACTGGTGGACGAAGAGCCTCCCGGAGGCAATCGCCTTGATGATGGCCTCCTCCGTCAGCCCCCTGAGGGCCGCCGCCTCGCCGATCGACACGATTCTGTCCTTTGGCACGGGAAACCTCCGTCTGTCCGTACTTTCCGGGCTAAAACCGGGGGTTCCGGACCTTCCGGAACCCCCAGGCTTGACATTCAAGTGGCGGGGACACCAGTATTGAGACGGCGGCGGGAACTTCTCTCGACGCAAAAAACACTCAGGCGTGAGGCTCTGCCATGAAGCCCTTCTGGGATGACGTCAAAGAAACCGAGACGCATCCACTCAGAGACTTCGACAAGGACGTCGAGCGAATCGCCGAGATCGTCGAGTCCAGAGTTGGACGCGTCGTCGGCAACGAGGCTGTGCGGAAGATCGTCCGGGAGGTGATCCCGTATCACCTCGTTCTCATGTTCGACGGGAGCCGCGACGAGCCGCCGATGAACACGATCGAGTACGCCGCGCTCGCGATCGGAGAAGACATTCGAGTAGCCGTGAAAGGAGACCGTCGCGGGTGTCGGTCGTAGCGGTAAAACGGCACCGTCACTCGGCACGCTTGGTCAGGGCCCCCCAACGCAGGGATGTTCTCACCGCAAGGACGCGTATTCTCCCCCTTTTCCTTTTGGAGGTACGCACAATGAAACTCAACGAGTTATTCGAGGAACACTTCCGCCCGCTTCGTCTGCGGGGCCGATCTGAGAACACCACCCGGCTCTACCACTGCACACTGAGGACTTTCGACAAATTCCTCGGCAGGCCGGCGACGACGGCTGACTTTGACGACCTCGTGCTGTCGAGGTTCCTCGACAAGCGATCGAGGGAGAGGAGCCCCTACACGAGCGAGAAAGAACGCAATCAGTTGTGTTCGCTCTGGCGGTTCGCTCGTGATCGCGGCATCGTCCCCACCGCGCCGTGCGTGCCCCCCTCCGCCCGTCTCCCCGAACGGGTTCCGTCATGCTGGTCCGTCGCAGAACTCCAGCATCTCGCCCTGGTCGCCGGGGCGACGCCGGGGAGGATCAGCGGCATTCCGGCGGGGCTCTTTTGGCGGACCCTGATCTGTGTGCTCTACGAGACCGCAGAACGGTGCGGCGCGATCTTCGCCGCTCGCGTCGAGGACTGGAGCAGCCCGAGGCTCCTCGTGAAGGCCGAGCACCGCAAGGGCGGGAAACGGGACCGGCTCTACACGCTCACCGACGAGACGTGCGAACTCGTCGACGCGATGTGCCGAGGGAAGTCACCGACGGACCTGATCTTCAAGTGGGACCGCTGCTACGCGCACATCTGGAAGCGGTTCGGCGATATCGTCCAGGCGGCCGGACTTCCCGGAGGTCGGCGAGCGAAATTTCATCAACTGAGACGCTGCGCGGCGTCACACTTCGCTGCCCGGGGAGGCAATGCCACCCTCCTGCTTGATCACAGTAGCCCACGCGTCACGAGGGCATACCTAGATCCTCGCTATGCAGACCTGGGAACTCCGCCCTGCCACGTCCTGCCGTCGCTTCACCGCGACAACAGGCCAGCCGGGGGCGACCACTCGGGGTAGGCGAGGGCGAGTGGCCGCCTCTCACGGCTGGCTGTTGTCAGCGATGGTCCAGTGTCGCGGGCCGCGAGCTTCGTGTCGTTCCTTGAGCCGCGAGACGTGCGGAGTCAGGGACGCCACGAGTTCGCGATACCCGCCCTGGACCTGTCGGTCATCGCGAAGCTTTCCGGCGGCCTGGGCGTCGATCACGATCGCGATGCAGGCCAGGGCGCTGGCGAGGTGGGGGACGCCCTCCTCGTCGGCCTCGTGGCCCTCGAACCACGCGGCGAGGTGACGCTGGCAGGCGTCGACGTAGATGCTTGCCCGGACTCCGGCGACCCTCCAGTTGGATCGTCCGTACTTCAGGGCCCCGTTGAGCATCGCGATCGAGCCCATCGCCGTGGCCGTCATCGGCCAGAGGTGGAGCGGGAGCTTCGTGGCCCCCACGGCGTCCTTCGGGTTCAGGTCAAAGATCCCGGGGCGGAGGTCCTCGCGGACCAACTCCTCCTTCAGTTCCTCCAGGAACTCGTCGCCGTCTCGCATGCCTCGCCTCCGTGACTGGGTGAGACCACTGTAGCAGGGCGGGGTTATCTTTTCCAGACTAAGACTCATGCAGCCTGTATCCGAGCGAGTGGAGGATCTTGGCGAGGTCCTTGGCGGCCTGCTCGACGCAAGACTCGCTGACGGTTGGACCGAGAGTTGCATGGAGCCCTTCGTGGAGTTCGCATTCGAGGCGTTGGCGGCCCTTGAGCTTCGAGTGGATGAGGACCTTACGCTTGGCGTACTCGGTCCACCCGTCGGCGCCGCCCTTGAGGGGCGAGTACCGCCAGAGCCACTTTTCGTTGTTCAGCCCGATGTGGAAGTGGTGGTCGTGCATCAGGACACCCTTTTCGCGACAAAATACGATTCGTTCCACGGGTTGTACCAGCCGGAAGGAGCATAATCGTCGACCATCTCCACGGCCGACCACGATGCGAGCGTGGCCGAGACAACAGCGGGCGTGTAGCAGCCCCCGATGACGCTCAGCGAGGGTGGGGAACTGTAGCTGGCAAAGTTGTATGGGCGACCGGTCAGCGTGTTGACTGAGTGGATGCTCTCAAAGAAAGCAAACGTGTCGATCTTGAGGTCGCCGAGCGTTGCGACTTGGAGCCTTTCGGAGAACGAGGTCGCGGACTCGCACGAACGGAACGCACTTGAAAGCTCACCGACGTACCCTGGCGGGGCGTCTCCTGGGGCCCGAGCGTACTCGGCCACGGCAGAAGTCCAGTCCATCAGGGACGAGAAAGGGATTGCCCTGAGTGCCTTGTTGATGGCTTCGCCGAGTTCGGTGTCGACAATGTTCTCGGTGCCTTCGGTGATCTGAACACTCGGGGGATCGCGAGGATCGTACCCGGAGCCTCCGTCCAGGACGACGACTCCAGCAATCGACCTGGGCAT